ATCAGTCAAGTACCATTTCTGGCTTACGGCTTCCCCCGATATTCGGCATTTGGTTTCGACCATTACGGTCACGATTCCCTGATATGATTTATATGCTAATCATTGACCAGATCTCTCTACGTTAATCATATGGCATTATTATATGACCTTATAGAAATAGGCATTTTAAACTATGATAATATGAAACAAATAGTTTGTTTACCTGAACCGTTTTTCTGCATAAAGAAAGTGGCAATGCCACCAATGACGGTTTGTAATCCGCCAAGTTTATCTACGATTGCAGTTATTACATTTAAAGCTGCGTTTCCACCATCAACAAATGCTTTAAATATATTTGAATTTAAAGTTGTTGTTGAAAATTCTTGAAAGCTCGCCTTAATGCGATCTATAGAGAACTGGATTCCTTTTTGGTAATTAGAAAGTTCTCGTTCTGCTGATCCGTCTGATTCGTTTAGTGCTGTGTTTAATGAGTCACGAGCTATATCAAACTGCGACATTAAGGCACTCATAACATTTCCTTGGTTTTTACCTGCTATAAGTTCTGTGACACTTGCACGTTGTATATCTGTTAATTCAGACCACTTGTTTGATAATTCATCAAGAATGTCATAAGTAGATTTAAACTCATTTGCATTCTTCATAATATCAACACCACTAAGGGCTTTGATTTCTGCTCGTAGTTTTGATGTTGAAGTAGCCATTCCTTCTACATCGAGACCTTCTTGTTGCATCTCAGTTGATGCGCCCCGGATGCGCATAGAAATTGTTTTAAGTGCCGTACCAATTTTTTGGCTATCCTGGACTACACTATTTGCAGCAGTTGCTAAAGAAACTCCTTGTTCGAACGTATTTCCGGCTGCCTTTAATGACGACGCAGACCTTTGCATTGCTTCAAAAATTCCAGATGTATCAATTGGCTGTGTGTTGGCTCATAAAATTGTTACTTCTTCTATATATAATAGAAGAGGGTAGGTCATTTCTGCCTACCTCTGCAATTTCATTTTTAGATTATATTTGCAGAGCAGATCATACCTTCATCTCTTTAAGAGATGTCCCCATACGCTTAATTGTTACCTTTTAAGCTGTGATCGTTACGGGACTCATAAAACAATTAATTTTTCTTATAATATCTTCTTTAGAGTCAGTGTATGGAATTCTAAGAAGTGT